AAAAGCAAGAACTAAAGGCTCTCACGGAAGAAGACCTCAGAGAGTTTTATCCGGACATTCAGTTGCCCGAAGATTTAAAGGCACCCTTTGTTTTTGACGTTGAAGGCGTGCCCATTGTTGCGCGTCCAGTAGGCAAACACTCCTGGGAAGTGACGGACAGGACGGATCTTTTGGAGACTCCGACCAGAATAAAAATCGATCTTCTCTTCCATGACATTGAGTCTTTCTGTCGATACGTCAAAGACTACAAGACAGAATCCTCAACTCTTTATGTCACAACGGCCATCAAGAACCTGAACTTCGGTGCCAAAGCTGTTTTCAATGACATCAAGCGGAATCAGCCGAACTGGAGAGATCAGATCGCCAGATACACTCCTATCACAAGCGCCGAATGGGATGACTGGACATCCAATAACAAAGAGCGGATGTCACAGATTGGATTTGCTGAGTTCCTGGATGAACACATCGCGGACATTGTGGGAGATGGAAAGCGCGCACCAAGTGCTGCAGAAGTTTTGGAAGCAGTCACCAATCTGAACGATGTCCGCAACGTAACCTTCGGATCTAAGGTCTCTTTGGCAAACGGAATGGCTTCTTTTGTTTATACGGAGAAAAGCCCTTCCGGAGCAGTTTCAGAAGGTCACGTAAGCGTTCCGGCTGAATTCTTGATCGGTATTCCGGTATTTGAAGACGGTCCCGCCTACACCATTCGAGCCAAGCTCCGTTACAGGATTGACCGAAGCAGTGGAGAACTTCGGCTGTGGTACGAACTGCAACAACTGCAGAGAGTATTTGCCAAGGCGATGGAAGCTCATGTCCAGAAGCTGGAAGAGCTTTTGTCCGGAGAACTGCCCATCTATTCCGGCCGTTAATAAATAAGCCTTTTAATCCATACGGAACTCTCAATCGAGGGTTCCAAACAAAAGCGCATTGAGAAATCAGTGCGTTTTTGTTTTTATGGAGAAGTCAATTATGAAACCGATACTCGATCCGATGTGCGGCTCAAGAATGTTCTATTTCGACAAGAACAATAAGTCCGTGCTCTTTGGGGACATCCGCGATGAAACACACTGGACACGGCAATACAAAAAGTTGGAGATTCACCCGGATCAGATCATGGACGCCAGGGACCTCGAATTTCCCGATAACTCGTTCTATCTCGTGATTCTCGACCCTCCTCACCTGATCAATTGCGGCAAAACCTCTGACATGGCCAAAAGCTACGGCTATTTAGAAAAGACCTGGCACGAGGACATGAAACGGATTTTCAACGAGGCGTGGCGCGTTCTCCGACCTAACGGCACTCTGATTTTTAAGTGGGCTGATAAAGATGTCTCTTTGGCCGAGCTCCTTTACGTACTGGAACGTGAGCCTGTGTTCGGGGACAAGAAGCCTGCTGCAAACAAAGCCGGTACGAACCGTTTCTTTTTAGTTTTCTTTAAGGATGAATAAACATGGACAAAATCGAACTCACCCGCGAGGAGGCCATGCTTGTTATGCGCCTCCTCAATTTATTTTTGAGCAAAGCTCAAGCGCTGAACGTGCGTGACAACTCGGACGTTGCTCCGGCAAAGGCTCTGAAACAAAACATTTTCAACCAGTTCATGAAGCTCGACGAGCAGGAGGCTGAGAATGAATCTGAGTAACGCAGTCGAGTTTTACTCCTGCCTGATTGCGATCATGAACCACTACGGCTATGACCATCAGGTGTACGAAAAATTGCCGGAAGAAGTCGATGAATTGCAGGAAGCATTTGGCGCCTACTTTGATAAACCATCCCCGGAGCATTGGCACCATGTTCTTGAAGAATGCGCTGATGTCCACATCATGCTCGAGCAATTCCAGATGTTGATCACACCTGAGAATAAAGCTGAGTTCGACAAGATTTGTATAGACAAACTGCATCGGGAAATTGGAAGAATTGAAGCATCAGGAGGACGAAAATGACAGATATTGACTATGACAAATTGTCCAGCATGGTGGCCGACAAACTCTCAAGTCAGATCGCCGAAAAGCTGATTCAGAAAACAACCAAGCTCACACTCTCCCGTCCAGAAGTAGAAATCCGAATTGGCTTTGCTCCCGGATCGTCTGCCGCTCGTGAGATGATGAAGGACCCTAAATTCCCAAAGCCTGATGCCTTCTCTGAAAATGGGCGTGACCGTTGGTACACAAAAGACATTGATGACTATATGGAAAACAAAAGACACGCCCGAGCCAAGCTCGCTATTTCAGCCGCTTAGCAATTTCTTCAGCGCTCGCTCTGTAATATCTTTGAAGCATCTTTAAATCTTTGTGCCCCGTTTGTCTTGCAAGCGCCAGGACATCTAAACGGGGCGCCCCTGTTTCTGGATCAGGGCTCGCGGCCCACGTCGCAAAAGTTGCGCGGCCGTCATGAAAATTCAGGCCCTCTTTAATCAGTCGGTTTTGAGAATCGTACTCAGGACCAAGACCGGCCCTATCCCGCACTTTTCGGAATAACGTATCTCTGTTGTGATCGTTAAGTCCGCCAAAAATCCGTGGTTCATACTCGAGCTCCATAACAAATTTAAGAATTTCCCGAGCTCTTGCAGACAAGGCCACGTCTCTTCTTGACAATGTTTTTGTAGCCTCAGCAGGTACATGAAGCACATTGTCGTCAATCCAAGAATATTCGATTTTTAATAATTCGCCCGCTCGCATTCCCGTTTGACAACTAAACAAGAATGCCGCCACGGCCAACTGCATTTTATTTTTTGGCACTGTGTGACCGTCCCAACCGCAAGCCAGCAAGAGTTTCTCTATATCCTCATCCGAGGCCACCCTCTCACGGTGCTCAGGCTCTCGAGGTTTCTCTACACCTCTGCATGGATTCACATCCGTGAGCTCGTTTTTAATAGCGTATTGGAAAACGTCCGAGAGAATCGTCAGCTCTCTATTCACGGTGGACGGTGAAATATTGCTGTCTCGATTTTTAGCGCGCTCCTGGAGCCGTCGTTCGATATAGTTCTCTATCGTCTTTTTTGTGATCGAGGATAGAGTGCGTGTCGCCAATTTGTCTCGTTGGAGTCTTCTCAGGCGGATTTCCTCTGTACGTTTAGAGCGTTTCTGGGAAGTAGCCTCAACAATGTATTCATCAATTAAGGCTGACAGTGTTATCTGAGAAGATCGTTCTGCACTACCCAGCTCGAGTTCTGCGTGAAAACGTTTCGCCTCAGCTCGAGTTTTAAATGTTCTGGAGAATCTTTGCTTTGTTCCGTCTAATTTCGTTTTGTAGCCGTACACTTCGTACGTGCCGCGTGTCGTTCGTCTAATTGCCGCCATATCTGCAACCGTTAAAAACCGTTAGAGAAACCGTTAAAAAACCGTTATTTAAAACGGAATATACCGAGATATGCCAAAACGAACAATAAAAAATCCCGTTAAACCTAGAGTTAACGGGATATGACAAGTAGGTCTGGTGCCCGGGACTGGACTCGAACCAGCACGCCCGCGAAGGCGCTAGCACCTGAAGCTAGTGCGTCTACCAATTTCGCCACCCGGGCAACAGAGAGCCGAGAGATTGTTAATGCACACAATCTCCTAGGCCTCTGTCAAACCGTCATTATTCGGGTTTTCTTTTTCCCTCTACTTTGGCTACCAGCTGTCCGAGGCGCATTGTGTCGTACTCTTCGAACGGCTGGTGAATCCAAGGATTATCTCCGAGATATTCGACATAGTAGTCAGGTTCAACCTGAGAGCAGCCTTTCCACCACAAAACAGCAGTGCGAACTTCGGTCACGCCCGGATAGTTGTTCTGAAGGTGTTCGACTACCTTCTTCAAAGTCAGCCCGGAATCAACCAAATCGTCGACTAAGAGCACTCTTCCTTTGAGAGAGTCAGGACGGCTGGAAGCAATGTACTTACCGATGTCCAAACTTCCCTGAATCGTGCCGGCAGCTTCTCTATAGGAGCTGGTCGACAAAATGTTCAGCGGCATATCGAAAATTCTAGAGAGGATGTCTCCGGGGCGAAGGCCGCCTCGAGCTAAGCAAAGCAAAGAATCAAACTTCCAGCCGCTGTCATAGACATTAAAAGCCAGAGTCTCAATAAGGCGGCGATATTCTTCCCAAGAAACGTGAAGATCTTTCATTCCTATTCCTAATTATTCAAACGGGTTATGAAGCAAAATTGTCTGAGCACGATCCGGGCCGGTAGAAACAACTGCGATCGGGCAGCCGGCAACCTCGGACAGACGAGTTAAATATTTTTGTGCGTTAACGGGCAGATCTTCCCACTTTGTGATACCGAAAGTCGGTTCCTTCCAGCCGGGGAAGTCTTCGTAAATGACTTTGCACTGAGCAACTTCTTCAGCGCCGACAGGCATGATGTCGATCCTTTCGCCCTTGTATTCGTAGCCGACGCCCAAACGAACGGTTTCAAAGCCATCCAAAACGTCGAGCTTCATCACAGCCAGACCGCTTAAGCCG